ATATGTATCAACGTCTGGAGCTATTCCTATAAACTTTGTGCCTACTGGTATACTCATTTTAATATGTTTTGTTTAGTATAAATATATCACTGTAAATGCTGTTACCTACGTTAGCTGCTCCCCATTGTACTGTTATATCAAGTGTATTAGATATAGTAGTATTAAATGTTGTATTATTAACTTGATTAAAAGCAAATCCTTCCAAAACACCATTTGATGTTTTCACATAGTGAAATGTTCCTAATGAAACTATAGAAGCTACACCAGCAGCACCTAACTGTCTAATGGTAAAATCTATATTTAAAGAGAATACATCATTTGTGATGTTAGAAATAGGTTGAGCACCGCTATCAAGCAAGATCACAGAACCAGATTTAACTCTTATTCTTATAGTTTGATTGTTAGTAGCATTTAATATACCAGCCATTACAGCTCTAAAGCTATCTCCTATTTGAAATCCATTGGCTGGCACAGATAGTGATCCCACACCTCCATTGATCAGAGATGTCTCTACTATAGTATTAGTAATAGGAGTACTATTTGCCGTCTGAGCAAACAAACCTATATTACCTTGTATCTGCTCTATTGTATAAACTTCAGTAGGACTGTTTGCTTGTGTTGATTTTCTTTCAACCATGTCAACTCCTGGTAGAATTCCTATAAATCGTGTGCCAGATGGTATACTCATAATGCTTAGTTATATACTCTTATCTCAAAACTAGTCTTGTACAACATAGCATCTTGATAGTTACTACTTAATAAAGTATCTAGTATAATACTGTCAGCATCGTTTACATATGCATAAGTATATACAGAATCACCTCCACCTAATGGAAAAGTACCAGCTTGGTTTACAAGTATTAACACCTTATCGGCATCTGGAAACTCTCCAACAAGTGTGGCTTTATAATTACCCATGCCTAACCTAGTCCATACAATAGAACCAGATAATGTGTTATCTAGAACAACAGCCGTTGGATCGCTAATACCTGATTGAGTTAATAATGCCGTATAAACTTTATATGTAGTACTACTAAAGTTAGACATGTCAAACTGTTTCTGATCGCCATTAGAATCGCTACCAAATAGTTTATCTCCTGCGCTAGGTGTCTTTAGTGGATAATTATTTACTTTCATAATACAAATATAGTTATTTTCCTTGACCTCTATATCCCTTCTTGTATAGTTTACTGGTCTTTATTTTTGACTGTTTTGTTTTAGCATGAACACCTGGTCGGCTTACATACTTTTTTTCAAATCTCTTTACCTCGTCTGCCTTCTTTTTCATAATCCTTTTAACATTTTAATTAATCGTGGACAAGGGTAAACGTCTGACTTATCAACCCTAACAGAGTTATGGGTGTATAGACCGTTCTCACCTTTTAATGCACGTTTAGATAAATCCCATATGTCATCGTTATATTTTAGACTTATGCCATATGTCTCACCAAGATAAACAAGAAGCTCTCTTGTAGCCTCTATCTGCTTGTCTGAGTATTTGTGCCAAAGTTTATGTCTTTTGAATGGCTTATCTAAAACAGTAACCTCTGAAGGATCAACAACACCACCAACATAGTTATAATACTTTCCACCTTTCTCTACCAAGTACGCCCAGTTAGTTATCTCTATACCTACCGAATACTTATCTAAGTTCTTATATGGCAATCCTTGACCTTTAAACACGCTGTCTTTTACACCTAAGTGCCACGCCCAATCTCTTGAACTAAACGCTTGTGCTATCGTACCTTCGTATCCTATCACAAATGCAGTAGCTACACGCTCTTTGTTAGATTCCCAACCTTTAATTGTGTTTACCGCGTTCTTATTACCAGCTGTGTGGTGTAAATAGATTTGATTTTTAGCAGTGTTCTCTGCAATGTACTGAGACTCTGGAAGTCTTTGCTGTACGATTTTAGTAGTATCCATTATTGTTTAATTTTTTCAGCTTCCTCTTTTGCTCTTAATACAAATGATCTAAGAGACTTTATGATATTCTTGCCTGTTACAGCCTCATAATTTTCGTTGATTGACAATATCTCAACAAACACACACCCAAGTGCGACAACCTTTGTCATTATTAGCTCAACAGAGATGAACTCAGCCACTAAATCAGCAGCGATATACTTCTCTATCAAGAACACGAAAACAATAGCCCCAGAGTAAAGAACTGACTTACTTATGGTATGTGATAACTTCCTGCTCTTTATAGAGCCCCATCCGTTCTTTTTAACACTTCGCCAGATGCCGAACATAGTGTCTAATAATATAGCACATATCGCTATGTATATCATTGGCTTTACTGGACTTATTATAGCTAGTAAGGATGCTATTAAGATCTTAATTTTCATTTTTTGAATATATGATGTAAACAACTAAAAATATAAACAAGATGCCTAGTATTCTATATAGCCACATCTTGTTGTCTTTCTCATAGTACTTTACTGGTATCTTTCTTTCAATGATCTTCTCGTAAGGTTTTTCTATAAATACAGTGTCGCACTTTCCGTTTATATACACCTTGTCATCAACTCTCCAAACTTTAACCTTTAAACGATCTTTTGTTATAGTGACGGTATCGTACAACTGATCAACCTTTACAACAGTATCTACCCTTACCTCTGGGATTGTTATTCTAATTGTGTCTCGTATGGTATCCTTTATTATCAAGGTATCAGTAGTCAATAACCAAGGATGATTTTTAACCAACCTATTGAAACGTTGTTTTGGACTACATGACAATAGACCGATTGATAGTATGATATATAGGATGATCTTCATTATTCAAAAGGTGGTGGTGTTGGTTTTGGCTCGTATGGAATTAAGTCTAAATCCTTAACCCAAAGGAAAGACGGATTAACACACTGCTCCATTTCTTCAATTGATATTACCCAATTATCATTTAGGTCCTCCACAGGGTTAAAAAAACTGTCTGGAGCGTACCACTGCCCAACAAGTTGGTCTTTCTGTTCAACGGTTAATAAACCTACATATATTGTACTCATACTCTTTGATATTTTAAAATTCCTTTTTTCATTGCTCTTATAAATGTGGTAATATTCATATCAGCATAAATAGATGCTTCTTTAACGCTACCATAATAAATCCCAGTTTCAAAATCTAATACAGGCTTACTATTCCAATGATTGAAACCTACATAGTCTTTCATTTTTTCAGCTCTTTTAATGTAGCCTTCTTTAGGTCTTTTAGTTCCTAATTTAGCTAATCTCATTTTTTCTTTTGTCTCTGGAGTATGTTGTTTTCCTTTAAAATGATTGCTTTCAGTCATCCTTTTTCTCCTTGCTTCAAGTTGTTCTTCTGTTGCCTTAACTCCCCAACATCCATCTCCACCATCAGTTATGTTAACTAATAAGCCACCATTTGATTTTTTACCATATAATGCAATAAGTTCTTTTTCTTTTTCTTTTGCATCTTCAACAGATAAATCATCAAAAATAATATCAACTCTATATTCTGTATGCTTTGTGATAGAATGCCAATGTTTATTTCTTGTTTGTTTAGTATAACATCTTGCTTTATCAGAACCTATACCAATATAAAACGGTTCATTCTTATCTAATCTTATATGTCTGTAAACGTATGCCATATACAAATTTACAAAATTATAGGATTAAAATAAGAATCAGGTGCATACCATTGACCTATTAATTCGTCTTTTTGTAACTCTGTCAATAGTCCGACATAGGTTAACTTTTGTTCTGTTGTTAAATCTGTTAGTTTCATATATTTCTATTTAATGCGGTTTGGAATGCTTGTACGGCTGTGTAAAGGTTAGCCGCTTCGGTATCTGTTAAGCCGTCACCTATTGAGGCAAATGCCGTTTCTTTAGCTGAATATAAATCATTAGTTCCTATTCCTCCTCTTCTAAATAAATTTAAAATATAAGAAGAACCTCCAGTATATGTGTTATTTGCTGTATTTGTACCTAAAGACGAACCATTTTTATATGTTTCCCAATCATTATTAGCTCTACGAGAATTTAAAATTAAACCTCTTGCATCGGCAACACTTGGATTTATTCTTTGTGCTTGTCCACTACATTGATTGTTTAAATATGTACTTCCATTTCTAACAATAAAACATTCATCAGAACCACTTGAATTTCCGCTACCAATTTCACAAGCTAATGTAGTAGAATTTGTCCTTATGTAAGTTGATATATGTGAGCTTAATGCTGTTGTAGAATCAAAGAAAAATCCTGTTGAACCGTAACCATTTGTTCCATTAGGTAAAACTCCTGTTGAACTATGCGTGATACCTCCATTCCAAGTAATTTGATATTGTGCTGTATTTTTAAGATTATAAGAATGACTACTTGCAGTACCACCTACAAACGGATAAACCGCTTTCATCTTAGTCCACAAGCTATCAGCTTTTAATCCTATTACTAAGTTGTTTATTGCGTTAGCTTCTACTTGGTCTACTATACCAGCGTTAGTTACAAATGCTTGTGCATCAGCATCACTTACTGTTTGAGTGCCTATGCTACGTCCTAAAGTAGTTTGAAATGCTTGTACAGCTGTGTAAAAGTTAGCTGCTTCGGTTGAATCTAATGTATCTCCTAAAAATGCAAAAGCTAATGTTCCGTTGAAATAAAGGTCTGCTGTTCCATTGTAATTTCTTGCACCTAAAAAAACTGCAAAAGCTGGTGCAACTTGATTTCCACCTGTGAATGAATTGATAGATGACCCGTTTCTGTACAATCTTGAAACTGTTAAACTATCTTTGTTTATATGCCAAAAACCAGTTGTATTTGCAACAAGATTAGTGCCTCCATTTATTAGGTCATTATTAACCCAATAATAAGTAATATTATTTGAAAATTTTGGAATCAAACCAAAACCTTGAAATGCAGCATTCAAAGAACCAAATGTAGCAGAATCAGCTGTTAAATTAGTCCTTGAATAAACACCACCGCTAACATTGCTTGTTGTGCTATTTACACTTGGCAACCATTTAGTGTTTGCATATCCATTTGTAGCAAATGTAATTCCATTGCTTGAATGAGTAACACCACCATGAAATGTCATTCTAAAGGCAGCGTCCGTATCTAAAGGATTCTTAAGGTTAAACTTATGAGCTGTACTTGTTCCACCTACCATTGGATATAAGGCTTCCATTTTACTCCAAATAGAATATCCTTTCAAGTCAACTACCAAAGTATTAATAGCACTTTGTTGAGTAGGGTCTGTTATTGCAGCCGCTGTAATGAATGCTTGTGCATCGGGGTCAACTCCTCCTCCACCAGCGACAGCTCTAGCTCCTATGGCATTTGATATGGATATCTGTAAAGCCATAAATTACCAAAGAGCAATAATGTCAGTAGCTGTTGTTGTAGATGAAAACACTCTGATCACCTGGATCGGAATGAATGAACCGTCTGGCACATTTTGCAATGTAACGTCATCACCGTCCGCTGTCATAATACGCAATATACCACCTGTGCCTACATATAATACACAAGGCCATCTTGCCTCGTTAGGTGAAGCTGTAGCGTCTCCAGGATATGGGATGTTTACAGTATTACTTGGTGTAACAGCAGCAGCTCTGCTTGTTTGTAGTTTTAAGTTTGCCATTTTTTATTTTTTTGTGCTTTTACCATTCGCTCCATTACGACCCCTATTGATCGATGGACTCTCAAGTACAAATTTACCATTTTTTTTCTTACTGACATCCATACCGCCCTTACCGTCAATATCTCTGGCTCTTCTTTCTTTTGTGTGTTCAGCTCTGTATTTCTTCTGCTCAGTAGTAGCGTTAAGATCTCTCTGATACTCCCTGCGTTTCTCAGCGGCCTTTGGATTAGATGCGTAGTACTTTGATGTCTTACTGTTTCCCATATTTAGATGTTTTCTTTGCTATATTTTTAGGTTGGGGGACAACATTTCCTGTTCCACCACCCTCACGTTTTGCTCTTGTGGTTGCAGCGTACTCTGCGTTAGTCAACGCAGCAATAGCCTTCTTGGGTAGATATCTCTCACCTGTCTCCTTGCTTGGCTTACCACTCTTTGTGGTCCACTCTTGCTTTGTCCATTTAGATAGGCTGTTGTCAGCTGATTTTTTGCCGATGTATTTACCTCCAGCCTCTTTGTACTTTTTTACAGCCAACTGACTCTTCCTAGCTGACCATTGACCTGCATCACCGCCCTTTGTGCCTGCTGTAACAGAATCTACGATTCTTTTCCATAACGCTGGATTGGATTTTTTAGCTACCCCTTTTTCCATTTTGTGCTTGGGCTTTTAGTATCACTAGGGCTCCATTTAATTTTATCGGACCACCAAGCGGCCGACATCTTGCCCTTAGAGATGTTCTTTGCGTGACGGCTCTTAAAAGCTTCACGTTGACCTACTGTTTGATTGGTTTTAACATTTTGCTGACCAAAGCGTATCGTCTTAATTTGATCACCTTCTTTGGCAACAACAATATGACTTTTGGTTGGATGACTTGGGGTTCTTTTTGGTTTGTTGAACCCCTCAACTCCAGCTCGTTCTAATCGAGGGTCTTTCATTTTTTAGACATCTTCTTCATAGCGGCCTTCATGCCGTACTCCTTAATCATCTCTTTCTTAGATTCAGACTTTTCGTGCTTCATCTTTGCAGCTTTGCTAGCGTATTTTTCACCAGTCTTTTTTTCTACGATCTTTTTCATAACTTTGTTTTTACAAATATAATAAAATGAAACGAAAGATTGTAAGAAAAGATCTCAGGTACAGACCTAAGAGATATCAAGGATGGGTAACCGAAGATAATTATCTAAGGCATTTCTCAGTGGTAAGAAGATGGGCAATGATGCATTACGAATTAAAGTCTTTCTCAGAACTAGAACTTATGTTCTTTTTATACTCAGAAAAATTATTTACTAGGGCAATCATCAGAGAACAAACGAACTTTATGGCATGGGATGCTAGACTTCTAAACAGACTTATAGACGGAGGCTTTATATACACATGGAGAAAGGGAGGATGGGGAAACCCAGAGATATTTGACCTTACACATAAGGGCAAGAAAATGATTAATAGTATCTATAGAAAATTAAATGGAATAGAGCCGATACCGACTTCAGAAAGAAGAAATAAGGCGTTCCGTAAGAACGCCCCTTTCCATCAAAGAACTTTAGCTAAAGCTATTTTGAAATTTAATGAAGAACACAAACAACGTCCTTCTCTTGAATAACGGTCAATCGCTCGTTATCTATTAAGACATCATGACCTGCAACCTTGTCGAATAGTATCTCACTGTTCTCTTCTATACCAGCTACATTTTGACCGAATGAAATAACGGTACCCTTTTGATACCGTATTTCTTTCATATCGTCAGCACCATACATGAACCCAGTGGTTGACATTTTGTTCTCTTGCTGTCTCTTTACTAATAAAAATTTATTTAATACTCTCATCTGCTCTTA